TTGGGATTGCGACTAACAGTGTCTTCAAAGCACCAAGTCCGTCCGTCCCATTAGCTAGATCGTTGATGATCGTGGTTAAGTCTGTGTCAAGCGCACCTAGCCCGTATGTCGCGTTGTCCAGCCTGTCAGTGACCAGGCATGTGTACAGCGGCTTCGCTGATACATCTGGGATCCCCAATGCAGCCAACGCGGTCTTCAGATGAGTCTGCGCAGAGAAGTCGCCGAGATCTGCCTTGATGTCCGTGTCGTGGATCACCAAAGCCCCGGTCGTTGCTGTTATGTCTACGCCATTGAGATAGACGCTCACGTCAGCTTCCCTCCGTTAGTGATCGGGCGGTAGAGTGCTGTGACCTTGCATGAGTAGGCACTGCCATGTGCGCCCCCAGCAATGGTCAATTGGATCTTCGTTCCTACTGCAATGTGAGTGAGGCCTGTCCAAGAAAGAACTGCTTCAGTCGTCAGATTTCCTACAGCCCCGGTCGTTGAATTGATCAACACTGCAGGAGTTGCATCATCTGTTTGAATGGAGATGCTCGTCAGCGCACCACCGCAATTCCCTGTCGGCATCTTGATCATGATGCCCTCGAGAGCGCAGTCCTGGCCTGCCCCCGTGTACAGATCGTAAGACGCCGCCACTTGATTGAGGCTGATGGTCGTCTTCACAGGCTTGATTGCGTACGGATCCATTTGCCATTTCCCGACCATTGTGTCCTCCTAAGATTCCCGGCTCTCTGCAAAGACAGTTACCTCTTCCGCAGGGCTATCAGTTGGCACAACAGGGAAGTTGCATCGAATGATGTAGTAAGGGAACTTGTCACCAGTTACTTCGTAGGCTGTTTCTCCTGCCGGGACGATGAGTTCGCTGTCGTCTATCAGGAAGACATCACTGTCTGTAGCAACATCCTTATCTTTCTCCAATGCGCCGTACAGCACGACGGTCAAATCCTGATCGCATGGATTGTATGCGCCATACGTCATCCCGTTCTGTACGCGCATGTTGAGTTCCATCGCGTGATAATCAGTGTCATCGCCAGCGAAGGTTCCCGACATCGACCTCGGCTCAGTTGTTTGTTTGTAAGATATTTTCTTGCCTAACTCTGCCGCAGCAATCGCCGTATCCGCCATATTTGGACCCCCTCACAACAAGAAAGCCCAGGACGAACGGTTTGTTCGCCTGAGCCTTTAGCTACTTGCTCTAAAGAGAGCCTAGCAAATTACGGTTATGATTGCAAGTCGGGATCCATCGCGAGGACGTACGCAAGGGTGATCGCGCGGGGCAGAGAAACAGCGCCAGCATATACCACTGATCGCAATCCACCGGATACGTCTCTCAATACAACCTCATGCGCAGGCTCTTCGAGCGGCATATCAGCGCATCCGCACTTGTACGAGGCTGACCACCACCAGCTGGCAGCCCTTGCTTGTTCCACCAACTCCCACGCCGCCGCGATGTCGTTGGGCCAGTCGGGAATAGGCACAGGGTCTAATAGACCATCTGGCGTGCGCCCTTGCCAGTTGGGGCGCATAGTCAAATCCTTACCGCCAACAATGAGGCGTATATTGCAAATATCCGTCCACCCTCTCAACTCCGCGGCCTTGATCCGCAGTTCATCATCCGTCATCGCAAGTATCTCTTCGCGAGTCACCCTCTCCCTCCTTTAAGAACATCCCCAACATCCCAGCCAGCCACATCGCCCACGCTGGATGCATCACGTCACCCCCTCATCCATGAATCAATGGCAGTTGTACGTTAGGTATCAGGTGTACCAATTGCCGCCCATTTGACCATACAAGCAGCCCGTCTTGCGTCCCGCACCACACCTGCTGTACAACCCCGTTCCGCATCTTCAACGTCACGAGCCCTCCATGGTTGCTGAATGAGATATTCCGCACCGCCACCAGGCTCGTATCGATTGAAAGCTCCCTGATCTCATCCGTGGTCAGGCTCATCTCTTGTGCGCTCTTCGCGGCCCGGGTTCGACCAACCTTCGCATCCCTAGAGTGAACTGGAAGGACGTAGGGCAGATGCCCCACTCGCTGTTCTCGACGTCGTGTTCGAAAGTGTCGCTTCCCTTCTCGGGGATCCTCGGGATAGCCAACGTGACCCTGCCGCTTGCCTTGCACATCGAGCAGACTTCCTCGTTGTCCGTCGCGCCCTCACCATTGCATTTCGGGCAGACCTCCCATCCGACTTCCTTTGTCGCTAGGAGCTTCGCGGAGACCGCCTGCAGCTTCAGTTGCTCGTCACCACCCAGCGTGATCTCAATGAGTACTGTTTTGCTGAAATCTGGATCTACCCCTTTCCCAGGATGAGCCGTTCGTATCACCTTGAAATCAGAGAACGAAGGGATATTTGGCGGGGTCTTCATCTGCCGTGTTCTCAGTTGAGCGTATGGATGCCAATCCTCTCTCTCCATCACAGCGGTCAGAAACTTTCCCGCCAAGTCCAAAACGATCCTGTTTTCTTCCTTGCCCATGATTCTCCTTACCACGCCTTCGAGATTACTTGCCACAGAACAGCTACCAGCGCGACTCCAACGTACGCTGCTCCGAAGCCGCCAAGTATCCAGCATTCCCATTCTGCGGCCTTCGCGATCCATTTGTGTTGCTTCGGCCACGCAGTCGTTGACTGTTTGAATGCCCTGAACCAGTACAACGTCTGCCCAATGATTGACAGAAACAGGAATAACAGGATTCCGCAGAAGCCAAAGAACTTCCCGATGTTAATCAGCGCTTCCAGTGGTGTCATCTGTCTCCTCTTCTGCTTCGATCGCGCCGTCCAATTTATCAAGAATGCGCTGCACCGTCTCTAATATCACTGTTCCCTTGTTGGGCAGTCCATTGTCTCCTATTCCGAACGTGATCATAGCATGACGACTCGTGATGAACGCCTCCACGATCCTGTACACGTCTAGAGCGATGGCTTCCTCGCTGTACGTCGCATAGACCCACTCTGTTCCATGCAACGTGACAAGGCTCAAACGCCATAGATCTTCGCCCATCACGCGCCCTCTACACGGCGGCATCAGTTGAGACACCGAGTAAATCTTCCCGTTCTGCGCCCTAATGTATTTCATAGCTCGTATTTCCCCATCTCCAGGTCTGCTGGATGGCACGCATCGTAAAAAGGAGGCTCGTTTATCGCGAACGTGGCAGCAGCTCTTCCGTCTTCACCATGCCACACGGGATCTGATTCATTTAGACTTCTAGGCTTGTGTACCGCGTAAAATGATTTGTTGTTAGCATTCACCCAGATCACCACTGCATCCCATCCGCCCTTCGACTTCAGTTTCGTGCCTTTCGTAAGTTTCATGTCATCTCCTCCCCCGCCCTCTCGGACTGAAGAATTGTGTCCGTTCACCATCCGAGCCCTCGAATCGCGTCCCTGCGAACACCGCGTAGTTGAAGGCATGGACATAGTGATCTGGTTTCGTATTCACATAGGATACGTACTTCTTCCCGTCGTTCCGCGTCACATGCTGCCTTGTCACCGCCCGAAAGTGGTCCCAGAAGTCTGTCGGTAGATTCGATGGCACTCCCTCTGTTTTTCCGAGGATAAGCGCCATTGCCTTGTCAATCATCGGCGTCCTCAGACCGCTGTAGAGAGGAACCCCGTTCTTCTCTCCCCATGAGTCATCCGTCGCCAAAGGATTGGGGTTGTACTCGACCAGGGAGACCATTCCGGGAAAGAGCTTCGCGAAGTCAGAGGCTTTCGTTGTCTCGGGACGGACATCGATCGCGCAATGCTCAACATTGTATGCGTGCATCATGCGGCCGAGTTCTTCCCACTGAGCATCCCCAACTAAGTTGCCCGCCCACAGAATCCCGCCGAACGTCCGTCGCACGACCACGTGAAGCAGGGTGCCTACGTCAACACCCATCACGCTCTGTCGGTCGTATGAGGCAGTCATCTCTCCCATCGATGGCAAACCCGAGACATCCGTAATCCGAGTGCCGGCTGCAGCCCAAGGCTGGCCCAACCGCAGATTGTGGAACGCCTCCATCTTCGATGCGTCCCCATGGATTGCATCGTAGTCATTGAGCATTTCAAGCGGGGTCACTCTTGGTGACAGGAAGTGGGACATAGAATACGATCTATGCGGGGCTTTCGGATTCTTGTGAATCCACTCGCCTTGCATCTTGTCCAGCTTGTGATCGTAGCTTGGACACATCACGTCGTAAGGATGATTCCTGTTCGCGCTGTCGGGCCATTCTGGGACGACGAACTCTTTGCATTCAGGACACCATAATGCCGCGCGACCCTGAGATCCCTCCATGTAGTCAATGTCGATTCCCTGTTCTGGCAACTTAGGGTTTGAGAGGGCAAGTTCCCATTTATGGGTCATCGCCTGCAATCGTCCGCGTGATGCCTCAATCCCTTCTGGATCCATCGGATCTTTCTCGTCATGGATGACCATGCCGGCAGAGAACTCGATCAGGCTCTTTGGAGACGCCGCGCCACGAAAGTTCAGTGGTTGGCCCCAGCCCATCTTGAGGCCAACGCTGTCTGTGTCAAAGCCTTCTGCAATATATGGAGAGTTGATGATGAAGGGATTGAATCGCGACTTCACGAATGCCCCTAACTGATGTTCTGTAGGCATCATGTAGAGGACGGGTTCTCTCTTGATGTCCAGAAACCAAAAAGCCGTCACGATTGCCATGAAGGTCCAGCCGGTCTGGACGCATTTCATCACCACAAGTTTCCCGCCCGGGACGCGCAGTTTCGCAATCTCAAGGAACGGTTCGTATAGATACCACATGTACCGGTCTGGGTTGAAGATGGAGTACGTTAAACCATCCTCCATGACGAGGTACGCATGGCCCCAGGCATAGGGATTCACGCCGGCCTTTCCCCGGACCTCTGCCATCTTTTCCCTGACCGAGAACTTACCTTTGTCCCTTGCGTCTCCTGATGTCGTCACCAACGGCTCCTCGGATCAGTTCTGCGACCGTTATGCGCTTCCCTTTCATGCCTTGCGCCCTCGTGACGCCGGCATAATAATCCAGGTCTTCCTCCGGGAAGGTCACGCTGATTCTCTTCGTTGTCTTCTTTTCATCCATGCTCATTCCCTATGCGGCAGTATTTGGATCCCATTCGCATCGCAGCAACCCAGCACTCTTCGCGACATCATTCGGACCTGTCTCCTTCCGCTGATGTATGCCTGTTTCACTGGATCGAAGTCGTCGAACACAATGCCTTCTGGATCATTCCGATAATCCCAGATTCCGCCCAACTTCATACTCCCATCCTCTTCGTCGACAATGACTTCAAGAGCAAGCCCGAGAGGATGGAAGAACAAGCGGTTCGCCTCTTGCAGGTAGCCCTTCTCTTGAAACTCATCGATGTCTATTCGCTTGATCATCCCTCGTTCTCCTCATCGAAGGGCAACTCTGGGTTCAAGTAATTGTCCAACTTCGCGATGAGTTCGATCCCGGCAATGACGGCATCATGATCCCCCAGCTTCTCCTTTTTCTCGGCTAGAACTGTCCGCAGCTGCATGACCTCGCGTGCGGTTAGAGGCAAAGATATCTCCGCCTTGAGCAAGGCTACTTCCTTCTCCAGTTCGTCGATCTCTTGCTGTAGTTGCCACGGCGTCTTCTCTTCGGCCTTCGTTCCGGTCGCTTCTGCTTCAT